GCTTCATAAGCTGCTATTACTTCTGGTGTGTGTACCGCATTGCAGATAGCAATGGTTTCAGCAGGTTCACCTGTTGTGTCATCACCTGGTGCGATTACGTGTCTGTGGAAGTTCTTACCACCAATCATTACACCGTCATCTTCTACCCAAGTAGCTTCACGACACTGTACCATCTTGTGTTCCGAAACTACTTCTACTTTATCTACTACTGTTTTCTTTACTAAAGCCATTTTGACTCTCCTGTATTGTTATAAATGTCTGACCTAAAATCCATTTAGGTTAATTAAACTGATGTGTACGTTAAACTAAAATATATAGCACAAGCTGCGCTTGAAATCTTTGCGTGTGTTACACCCACGTATGAAGTAGTTTTACTACTTGAAAACATTTGACAGTTTGTGCTACCTAGTGGAAGGTGCATACTAAGCTGGTCATAAGTGTGATTTATATACCTAAAGAATATAGAGCCAGCACCAGCAGAACCAGTAGAACCAGACGTGAATGGTAAGCCTGTTATGGTGAGAACTGTTCCAGAGGTAATATCTGAGAATGTCTGCACGTGACCACTAACTGTAACTAATTTCCCAACCTTGATGTAGCGAGCGTTTGCCACACTAACTGTACCAGATAGAACACCTGGAGTCCAACCACCCTCCTCATAGTCATCTAAGGAATTGGCTGTTGATGTGTCACCATTAAACCTTATTCCACCAGAAGAGGGGAAGCGTACTGTTTCTGTTGAGTGGTTGGCAGGCGATGATGCCGCACCTGTTGAAATTACAATATCGCCCTCACCATATGCAGTCCCTCTGGCTACTAGAGCAATCGAACCTCTAGCACCATAACCATCAGAGGTAACGGTGCTAAATTGTATTTTTGCAGGTTTTTGTCCAGCTAGGGGGGCACTGCCTGTGTAGGAATTACTGATTTGTAAAGCATAATAATTAGGGTCAGCTAATGCGGTAGAACTACCATTATCTCTAGTATATATAATACTACCAGATGTATCTGTGTAATCTGTATGAAGGTTTACAGCAGTACCTACTTTTACAGCGGTATCAGTTATGTCTAATTTCTCTGACGTAGCGTTATCATCAATACCTGTTGAGGTGAAGCCATCACAAGTAACACTACCAGTAACATCAACACCAGTAGAGGTTGTGGATAGTTTAGCATTGTTGCCATATCTTAATTCAATACCACCAGTACTACTATTACCATAAGCATAGGCTTGCGAACCAGCAGCATTAGTTAAATACAAACTATCACCTGAAAGCATTAATGAGCCAGTACCTTGGTCGGTAATATAACTATTACTACCATCGTGATATATCTGTAAATCATTACTAGCACCAAACTTAGCCTTGACGTTATCACCTAAGCTAATATCTGCTGAAGTTGTTAGACCATCAGTAGTTATAACGCCAGTAACATCAATACCAGCAGAGGTTGTGGCTAGTTTTGATGAGCCGTTATGAAAAAGAGTTACAGCATCATCGTGGTAAGCTGTAAGCATTTGCTCTGTTGAGTCGTACTTTTCTAATGCAATACCTGCACTTCCACGAAGTTTAAGTATTCCAGTGCCTTGCTCGTCAACATAGCTATTACTACCATCGTGATAAATCTGTAAATCATCACTAGCACCAAAGTTAGCCTTGACGTTATCACCTAGTGACAAGCCACCTGTTAGCGCTAATTCAGCACTAGACATCTGAGCAGTTCCCACAGTACCATCACTAGGTGTACCAATATCTACTGCTTGTCCTTGCCATACCGCCCAAAAGGTTGAGCCTGTAGCTGGTGCTGATGAGAATACAATGTTTGAGCCTGAGACCTTAAAGCCTTCAGTACCTGTGTCATCAGGTTCTTGTAATACACCGTTAATGCTTACTAATAACTGTCCTGACTTAGCAGGGTTAATAGCTAGTGATGATGCTGTTAAAGCAAATGATGTTAGCGTACCGTTGAAGGTAGAACTTATGTCATCTACTACTTGATAGTTACCTACTCCAGCAGGCGAATTGCCAATATATGCCATTTATGTTTCTCCTGTTAAATTTGTTTGACACCCATACTACTGAGGGGGTGTATTCTGACGCTATTATGTTGTTTCCATATATTGTAGTTTTGGTACTTTTTTATCATAGCGTCTGATAAAATCATAGACTCTTCACCTACAGAGATAGTCTTACGAATAGAATGCAACCCATTTATGCCGTGATAACTCTCATCCTCAAACGCCTCTATACAAGTAAAATCATTTTCGTAAGGAGTAGCGCCCAGATATACGTACACCTCGTCTAGTATCTTCTGAGTTTTATCAATTAAATCATCATACTCAACAAGTAGTATATCGTTTACTTTCAACTTATAGTAAGCTTTAAAATCATTATAACTTGTTTGAAAACTACCTCCCTCTAAATCCAACTCTTTATTATTGTTTTGGAAAAGTGTTAAATAGGATTTTATAATATCCTCTGTATCTCTTACAGGCGCAATAACTTTAGGTAAGCTCCCGAAAATATCCTGATACATCTTTATGTTTTCTGGGTTTTGCCACTGCCTTCTTTTATCTATAATAATAGGCTTGTCCGTTAGTCCTTTAAAATACGCAGAAGTAAGAGACCTTAAAAAAGGAATTTTATTGCTTTGTATCTTTGCTGTATTGCAATCATCCTTAGAAATCTCATCTGTCCAAACAGTATAATTTCTCCATAATATTTCAACAAATGGAGATGTAGTGGTGACGTATATTTCTGGGTGTTGATTTAATAAGGCAGATAGCAAGGTAATACCACTACGAGGTAGTCCGCCTAATATAGAGAATGTAGGCACTATGGTGCTAACCACTGCTGCACCTCTTCATCCCATATATGCCTAACAGGTGGTTTACCTACATCTGCTGGTCGCGGAGTAGGGGGTAACCAAGTGCCTGTTGTTACATCTAAAATCCAAGAAGGGTATGGCTGCGGCACATAAAAAGCATCTAACACCTCATCATAGATGTTACCAATACCTGCAAAATTCAGCCTTAACGCTTTTGTTTGGTCGCTAGAGGCTTCTTTTGAATTGGGATTATAATATACTCCGCCTTTAGTATTATAGGATGTTTTTACCCATTGCCCTTTCTGAAAAGTATCAATATATTCTTGTGTGGCAACAATAACTTGTGTTACTACACCTTTTTCTATTTTTGCAAAATGACTCATTACGCTGTATAACTCCCTGAAGAATTGAAAACTAAAATAGTGTTTGTACCACTGAGACTCTCTGTTGGAGAGCCTGTAGTAGTTCCTGTGTAGAGGGCTGTAGGTATGCTTAAAATAACTACTCCAGAGCCCCCAGCAGATGATAAACCTTCGCTGTCATCAATGCCATTAAAACCATCCGCAGAGCCACCGCCGCCACCTGAGCCAGTATTTACAACGCCTGCTGTAGAGCCTCCCTCTTGCCCGCTCCTACCACCACCACCACTGCCGCCAGCAGCGCCACCAGCACCCCAATAAGAATAGTGACCACCAGCACCCCCGCCAGCTCTTGTTACAGCTGACCCTGTAATACTAGATGCTTTACCACTACCGCCAACACCGCCTATAGAGGAGGCAGTAGCGTTTCCTCCTACACCACCAGCGCCACCACCGCCACCAAAAGCGTCATTATTACACCCACCAGGTGCATTTTGCCCTATACCGCCAGCGTTACCTTGACCAGCAACAGGGGTACTAGAAACTTGTGTGCTTTCTCCTACACCGCCAGAGCCCCCACCTGAACCACCTGTAGCACCAGTTCTCGAATTATTAACTGAACAAACAGGTCCGTTAGCACAACCACCACCACCACCTGATAAAGAGAGTGCATTAATACTAGAGTCTGAGCCATTAGTTCCCCAGTTGGTTCGTAATCCATCTAATCCACCAAGTGCACCGCCACCTGCACCACCAGCGCCTACTGTTATATTGTAAATCGAGTTCTTAGATAAATACATAGAACTCTCAAAGTAACCTCCAGCACCACCACCACCCCCTGTGCTAGCTTGCACTACACTATTCCCACCACCACCTGCACCACCAGAAATAATTAAAAAGTTCACTAGGTAGTTAGCATCTATAACATCTGCCTTCAGTCCTTCTTTTCCTACTTTACTTATACCTGCCATTAGATGGTCTCCTGTAATACAGCCTTATCAGCTTCTGTTTTGACCCAAGCAGGTACATCAGCAATCGTTGTGCCACCTGTGATTGTCTTAGGGAATCTAGTCTTTACGTCTGCTACGTGAGCATCCCAAGTACCATCTGTCTGCATACCGAACTGTTCACCTGTAGAGGCATAACCATCTTCACCAGTTCTTAGTGCTACGTAATCAGGTTCGATAACATCAGCACCTTCTACGATAGTTAAGCCATTGACTTTAACGTCTTGTAGGAACTGTTGGTAATCGCGATTCTGAGGACTCTGTGGAATAGAAGCATTATCAGATAATCTTATAATTCCGTATGAATTTTCTTGCTGTTTTAGTTTATACATAATAATCTCCTATAATTCTGCGTCTAACCGTATATAGTTAGCTGTACTATCTCCGCTAACTCCCCAAAACATAGCTCCCCCTTGATGACCACTAAAAGCATTAGTGCTGTTATCATAATTTAAAGCAAACACTGACCTATTATCACCATAGTTATACGCCACAACAGTTCCTCCATCAACTTCTGAAGAAGCGCCAGCATATCTCATAAAGACACCACTATAAGTTAGAGTGGGTGATGTTCTCATAGGAACAGGAAGGTTTAATACCCCCATAGCATCATCAGCATCATAACCCGCAAAAATACAGACATAGCCGTGAGCGCCAGTGCCATTATAATCATAGCCAACAAAATACCTCTGACAAAGTGCCAGTTCCTCACCATAACTACGGTGTTCAAAGTCTGTGGCTACTGAGCCTAGTTCTAGTTGGACGTTGTTTATTACGATTGTAGTATTTGCATTTAAATATATTTCAACTCTTATTGCTGTTGTTGATGAATTGAAATTAGCCGATGTCAGAGTCATAGAATATTTCCCATCTGAAATATATGTTAAATTTCCATAATGTGTTCCACCCCCTATGCTATAACAGTTCGCACTTAATATATTAGAATAGTTATCTGCGTCAAAAGAAAGAATGTAATCTCCTAAGGGAACATCCTGTGCCTCTATATCTTGCATAAGTGAGTTTGTTACCCCTGTTCCTGAAATAGCAAATTGCAAACCTCCTGATACTTTATCAATGTCAATAGTCCCACCATTAGACCATATATTCCATCTATCTGCGTGGTAGGTTCCACTAGAAACACCACTAAAACTTGTACCCCTCTGCCATACATCAAACCCACCATTAATAATCAGGTTCTTTCTACCTGACTTCAGGCTTACAACTGCTGCGTCTGCTATCTTAGCTTCTGTAATAGCATTGTCTGCTACGTCTGCTACAGCGATAGCTCCGTCTACAATCTTAGAAGCGTCAATACTGTTAGCAGGAATATCATCTGCTGTTACTGGTACCGCTGAGGGTACTCTACCTACGTATGGCATATTATTCTCCTAAAATTAAGTGATTTCCATAATTGATAACGCTGCATCTAATGCAGAAGCTGTATTACTCTGCACCTTCACAATGTCTCCTGCTTGAAGCACAATCTTGTTACCAGACATAATCTCTACCGCTGAACCTGATGGTAATGGAATGTCTTTAATGAAGTACACAGAGGTGTTAGTTTCAACATCAACAGTAGTACTCACAATTTGAGCACTAGCGTTAACTGAAGAACCTAAGATATTAGCCACTGTTAATCCGATGATTACTGTAGTTGTGCTTGCAGGTACTGTGTAGACTGCTACAAGCGATGTGCCTATCGTGGTCTTTGTTTTTAGTTTGAATGTATTTGCCATAATGTTTTCCTATCCTAATGCGATACTCATCGCGACTGCGTTACCCAGAGCTTCTTTAGCGTCTAGGGCTGCTTGTAATCCTGATACTTCTGCAATAGAATGTGTAGCAGGGTGTGTGTAATTGTTAGCGCTAGTAGCTATACCGTCTAATTTAGTATTATCAGCTGTTGTAAAGTTAACTTGTGTAAGCCCCCCATCTCCAACTGAGTATGTGGTGTCTGTAAACAACGCACCAGAAGGTACATTAGTTAATACTTGTGAATCATCTACCTTACCATCTAAAGCTGTTTGTAGGCCTGTAATAACTGAAATAGCGTGATTAGCTGGATGCGTGTAGTTGTTAGCTGAGGTAGCTATTCCTGCTAGTTTAGTCTGTTCTGCATCACTAAACTCGTTAGTGTCAGCTTCACCTTCATAAGCAGCTTTAATCTCTGCGCCAGTTTGATCTCCTGTAGCACCTGCTTCAATACCATCTAGCTTAGCCTTATCAGCACCAGTCTGTACACCAGCAACAGTTGTAGTAGCAGCAGGGAGAACAGCGTTAGTTCCATCTGAGCTTACTACAGTGTTAGTAGTTGCAGTTGTGGTTGTAGATAGGTTGGTTGTTACGTTTGTTACTTTAGCTGTGTTAAGAGCTACAGCTGCATCAATAGCAGTTGAGTCGTAAACAGTATCTGTGTAATTACCAGCGTGTACATTGGTAGACCCTTGGTCTGTTGTCCAATCTAAATGCTCATTAGCCACAAAGCCAGTTAAGGTATCGTGGTTAAGAGTTACAACACCTGTAGCACCATCAACACTTGTTACAGCATCAGTTGGAGTTTCAAGTAAAGTAAAGTCTGCCATTGTTCCAGCAGAACCTGAGTTCTTAACATAAGTCTTCTTCTCATCGGTTCTAACTACTACATCACCTTCTTGTGCTGTAAGAGCCAACATAAGCACTTGGCTCGCTGCTGTTTGAACTGTGGTTAAAGCTATTGAGCTAGCTGAGATAACATTACTAGCAGAGATGTTAATACCCGTGCCACCTGTGTAAGTTACAATCTCAGCCCAAGAAGTACCATTGTATCGGTACATCTTATTATCAGTTGTATTGAAGTATAAATCACCTTCATCTAATGAGGTTGTTGGGGCTGTTGTTGAAACTCTATATCTATCTGCAAATGAATTTATACCTGTGATATTACTAGCACAAGTGTCCATTGCAGTTACATTAGCTGAAGTGCCTAGTGTGTTCATATCAGAAACAACATCTGCTGTTCCTAGTGTGTTCATATCTAGAACTACATCTGCTGTTCCTAAGGTATTCATATCAGCTACTACATCAGCAGTACCTAGTGTGTTCATATCAGAAACAACATCAGCTGTTCCTAAGGTATTCATATCAGCTACTACATCTGCAGTACCTAGAGTGTTTAAATCAGCTACTACATCTGCAGTACCTAAGATAGCCATATCAGCAACAATAGCAGCAGTACCTAAGATATTCATATCAGATACTACATCAGCAGTACCTAAGATAGCCATATCAGCTACAGCAGCTGCTGTACCTAAACGTCCTATTTCTGTACTCTTACCAGCTACTGTAGTTACATCACTTGAGATGCCAGCAACTGTTGTTACGTTTGCTGATATGCCTGCTACTGTGGTTACATTAGCTGCAATACCAGAAACGGTATTAATCTTTGTTTGGTCTGATGTTGTTGGTGTAGTACGATTCCAGGTTGTTCCACCTAAATCGTAAACCATCATAGCATTGGTTGTTGTATCAAAGTACAACGCACCATCTACTAAGGCGTCACCATCATTATCTAGTGTAGGTCCTGATGATTTAACACCAAGATACCTATCGTCAAATGAATCATACGAAGCTGCTGCATTAGTTTCACTAACGGCTGCTGCTGTCTCACTTGCCGCTGCTGCAGACTCGGAAGCTGCTGCATTAGTTTCACTTACCGCTGCTGCTGCTGCTGAGTTATCAATAGCAATCGTATCGCCTGCGTTACCATCATAAAATGAATTTCTAGGCATATTATTCTCCTATATTAAAGCTTCAGAAAATATCTGTGTAAATGTAGCTCCTTTGAGCTCTGCCTCTTTAGCTTTATCGTTTAATGTTGTGATCTTATCTAAGAACATTTGATAATATCTAGCCTCGTCCTCAACACTTCCTAAGAAAGCAGAGCCAATAGCTAATGATGAATAAAGAACTGTTTCATACTCGCTAGACAAGATATAAGGAATTACTTCAATAGTAGCAGTTCCAGTTCCAGTTCCAACTCCTGTGGCATTAAATATAACACCTACAGTGTTACCTGAAGCTCCTATTGCTGTGAAATCTGTCGTTCCAACTGTAGTAATCGTATAGTACTTACCAATCGTAAACGCACCAGCTGTTGTAGTAGTTGAAGAGGTAGTGCCAATAGCCTCGCCAGCCTTATAATACTTTAACACATACTCACCAGAAGCACTTTGCTCTCCTTCTTTATCTGTTAATAAGAAACTAGTTAGCTCTCTAGTGAAAGAGTAATTCATCTTGTTATTATGAAAAGCCTTGCCATCAATCCTACGATAAGAAACATCATCGTCTTTATCAGAGTCTGTCCAAGTACCGCTAGCAGCTGAACATAAAGCTCTAGTTGTATTAGTAGTTGGAGCAACCGAACAGGTTCCTGCCTTTACTAATCTTAATTCAATTAACTCTAGGAACCTAGAAGGAATAGTAATACTAGAATTGCTACTAGCTACTGAGAAGCCTTCTAAAGCCTCTAAAGGAGGAACACGAAGTTTCTCATAAACCTTAGCTTCAGCCATCTGAATGAATAAATCAAGCTGAGTATCGGTTAAATCTGTTCTGTTCAGCCAATCCGCAATATTTGTGCGTAATGTAGCTTGATCTATGATGGCCATATAGGGCTCCTAAATTAGTTAGTAATACATAAGATGAGGATATTTAAACTTCATGATATGTTTAAACTTTCTCATTTCTTCAGGTTGGATATTCTTATCATGGATATTAATTCCATACTTTGTCATAATATCTAATGCAATTGTATCTGGTACATTGCAAAACGGTTTAAATCCTGAATCGATTCGCTTGTTTTTTTTACCGAACTCTCTTTGAGCTTTCGCCCATTCTAAATGAGGCTCGATATCTTGTACTATACCAATGCCACTGGCATCTGAATGTACTTCATAATCTTTAAATAATTGTTCTCTTATTTCTCTCATCTCTCATCTCTTTATTATTCTTACCGACAAAGACTCTTAGAATCTTTCTTGGTAAGAATAACCCCCACCCGAAAGCAGGGGTTAATTCAACTTTGCTTAACCTATTAAGTTAAAGACACATCAATGATAACACCGTTACCAGATGGACTCTTAGCTTCCAAAGTACACTCGTGTACCATGTAAGAACGTAAAGAGTCACCGTCTTCGTTGATATCACGGAACTGAATCGGACGAAGAGTTGCAACTGATAATAGAGAAGGATCGTAAACGAACACTTCAGTATCATCCATTAAGTAGTTGTGAACTAACTCAACATCACCAAAGTCAGATTCATACAAATCAACTGATTGGCGTAACTTGCCCTTCTCATCAATATTTCTACGAGTATTCATAGAAGAAGTATTAACTAAGTTAGAGAAGTTTACTTTGTTAGCTGTTGACATCATTACTTTAGATGGAGCTGCAGAAGTTTCGCCGTTAATTTCACGAAGAATTTCATTGATGCTTGCTAAAGTAAATGGCTCAGAAGCTTTACCAGTACCAGCTGCAGTAGCAACATCAGAACCATCACCAGCAGCTTGTGTCACTGTTAATGATCCAGAAGTTACAGATGCAACAGATTCTGCTACACCAGCATAAGACTGGTATCCGCCCATCTTACGAGCGTATGCTTGAATGCCACCTGAGGCTGAAGAGCCTTGCGTACCTTTTGTTTGAGAAGACACTAAAGTCTTCTCAATGTCACGCATGATTTCTTTACCTCGCTTCTCAGTCTGATATTTGAATTCAGACTTACGTCCAGCCTTGTCTACAGCTTCAAGAGAACCAGAAACACGAATACCTTTAGTAAAGATCTGTGCCTTGTTATCAATCTTCTGTACAACAGGACCGGCAGATTCTGCGAAGCTTGAACCTTCAACTGCAGCTTGCAATGCAGCAGCAGCTAAAGTGTCAGTTGACCATTCATGAGTAATCGCAGAAGCTTTGTTCTTACCGATTGAAGACATGAATGGAGTCATATCTCTAGATATATTAGAGATGTAGTTTGCTAGGTCCTCTTTCTGAGAACCCTGAGCAGTAAAACTGCCCGTTATGGTTGAAGTACCAAATTTAGTAGCCATTTTGCTATCCTTATATTAGACAGGCTGACTAGCCAAACATATTGTCAATAACATTATCAAAGAGAACTTTTGAATCGTTCTCTGTTCCTTTGCCTTTACTAACTCTTTGTCTAGACTGATCAACTCTGTTTTCTTTTTTAGTTGTTTTAGAAACAGGCTTTTTAGTTGAGACTCTTTTAACTGGGGCTTTCTTTCGTTTAACAGCCCCCTTAGAAGTAGTTTCAGCTAATCTTCGGAATTTGTCCACAAATGCAACTACTGCAGGATCTACCATTGAGTCAACAAGATGTTCAGGTAGTCCACCTTTTAAGGCGAACTCTCTGTTAGCTTGTGCCACATCGTTTGACCAATCTGGAACATACTCAGGAATTGCAGCATGGAATGCTTCAACTTGTTTGTTGAATTGCCCCACTTGCTCTTCTTGAACCTTTCGTCCCATATTTTCCAACATTGAATCTCTGTTAGTTTTACGTTGAGAATATTCCTTTGTCGCCTTATTAAACTGTCTTTCTAGTTTACTAGCTTCAAAGTCATCTTCAGCGTAAGCTTCATCAACCTTCTTTTCAAGGTTTGATAAGATTCGCTTGTCTTTGTCATCTTGATCTTGTAGTAACTGTGCATTTATTTTAGCAAATACCTGAGCGTCTGCTTTATAAGCATCTAACTCTTTTGCCTGTTTCGCAAGTTCATCCCCTTTCTTCGACTGATGTTGTTTAGTCTGATAATTAGCGACAAGCTCTTCCATAGTGACATTGCTTTCTTCCCCATCAATCTTAACTGGGACTGCAAAGTCCATATCGATTTCACCTTCTTCACCTTCTTCCGAATCATCTGCATCGTCATCTTGGGTAGCGTCCGTAGACTCATCCTCATCCTCAGCTTCTTCCTCTTCACTATCTTCCTCTACTTCATCAACTTCTTCAGCGTCCTCGTCAACGATGGGATCATCGTCTGTGAGTTCTTCTGTGTCTTCATTACTTTCTTGGGTAGCGATCTCATCTGTACCGAGAACCTCATCCGCCAAAGCATCAAAGTCAAAGTCTGAAACTTGCGACTCATCTCCATTACTAAAGGTAGCTTCGCTTTTTTGTTCTGACATATAGTCTCCTATTATAGGAGGGTCTATTTAAACCCTCTCAATCAATCATCAAATAGTTCTTAAATAGAACCTCTTATTTCTTGCCTTTACATTTATCACCGTGCCATCTACCATAAGTTAACTTTGTTAACCCTGTTTGACCACAATGCTCACATGTAACTGAACCTTCTTGCGTAACCTCTTTCTTCGCTGGTTTTGCTTTAGCATTAAGCCTTTGCATTGCAAGAATGTTTTCTTTAGCTTTAATTAAGTTGTTAAACTCAGAAGCTTGAGCACCTAGCCCACGCCCTAAAGCAATCGTACTTAATGTCATCTTTATGCTAGATTCAATTCTAGCTAGAGCTTTTCCCTCTACATCATTCATCATTCATCATCCTTTTCACGAGCTTTGTTATTTTTAGCAGTAATTGAGCGCTCGATGTTCTTCATCACTGCTCCTTGACTAATTGCTAACTTATAGAGAAACTCTCTCGATTCTGTTTCAAAGTGCTTAGTTTCTAGCCACTGTGTAAACAGTTGATTGAGAATATCCTCAGTCACCATAGTCATAGTATCTTTTATTTCATCACATTGGTAGCCTTTAGTCAAGGTCCTTTGTGCATCATCATAAACCGATACCTTTTTTGGTTTTCCATCAGGGTCTTTCTTATAACCCTGCTGTCTATTGTATTTTTGTGTCATCTATCTCTCATCTATTGTTGTTGTCCACCCATCATTGCTGATGGATCCATACCCATTTGCTCTGCCATCTGCATAGCTTGCTCAGGGTTTTCTATAGCAGCTTGGGCTAATTGCTCACCTTGCTGTTGTATCTCTGCTGCTTCTTTCTCTTGCTCTTCAGTATCCTGATAAAGGCTTTCAAAGTCAACAGGAACTTGTCTAGGCACTTGTGCCCCTTCAGTTCCTTGAGCTTTAACAGAGACCTCAGCCCACTTACGATTTGATTCATCTTGTGCTGTGAGTAACTGACGCTTATTATCAATCTTCTTATTGTCAATCTCAGCCTTCAAGTAACTAATATTAGCAGAAGCTGTCTTAGTATCAAGCTCTGCCTTAGCCAACTCTATCTGCTTAGCTTTCTCAGAAAGATCATTTGCCTCTTGTTGCTTCTGCTGTATCTGTTGTTGAGCAGCTTCATCAGCAGGATCTATTAAGTATCTAGTAGGATCTAGACCCATGTTTGCCACAATATCAGTTGCAAGATTAAATGCAGCCATTGGATTTATATATGCAGCTGCCTCAGGATCTTGGGCCATCATAGGAAGTAATTGAGCTATTTCATTCAATTTCATACCAGTGTTCTGATTTGAATTCTCCCCAAGGTTAGCTTGTATCTCAAGATCCATATTTGAAGGCATGGTCTGTAAATCATCAGCAGATAATGAAGCATAACCTTTGTCTGTCTTGTATCTCATAGGATTCTTTAAATTCGACTTCATCTCTTTCAAGACTCCACGACATAAATCCTTAATACCGCTTTCAACAAATCTTCTAGCAATGTGTTCAACACGAATTTGAGCAGCGTTCTGAGCGCCAGCCATCTTCTGCTCAGAGTTGCCAGAAACAAACAATGTATCATTTAATCCCATTGCAGTTTTAGTAAGCCCTGTTGATTGCTCTTTTTGCAAACCTAAGAACTCAAGCATTCCAGCTGTTCCTGGGCTTATTTGCTCAGGAGTAATCTGTTGTATAGCATTCGCAGGAGAACCGTTAGTAGCAATAATTTGCTTAGGTAATGGGTTCTGTAAAGCGGCAAAGTCTACTACATTAGGATCGGCTAGCGTTCTGCCGTAATTACCAAAATAAACATTCTCTACGAAGCCACGCATAACAGCTGTAGTAGCTTGCGTCTGTGGGCGAGCCATATCTAATAATGACAACCCGTAGAATTCATGAGGAATCTCAATTGGATTCAATATTGCAATCGGAATATAGGAAGCGTCTTCTTCTTCTAGAATCGTGTTTCCAGCTTTAATGACATGCTTTAATTCAGCAATACCATCACCGTCACGATCAGAACGAATCCAACATTCAACCACAGTAATAGAGATATTTGCCTCATCTTCCGCATCATCTACATTACTCCAGTTATCGATACCTGCTGATTGCTTACGAGCATAAGACTCAAGAGACCATTCAGAATCTCTGAAAGAAGCCTCTTCCCCCATCTCAGAAAGGTCTCCAGTAAAGTCTGGCCAGTTAATTCTAATCTCAGAATGGGTCATGTCGGTTACTAAACCAACAAACTTAGCCTCAGCAACTGTATCTGCTGCCTTATCAATCATAAATGATTCAGGAGGTATGTTCGTTACCTTAACTCCAGATTTGTCAATCTTTCGTCTTAATCTAACATCTTCATAGACAACGGTATCCCCTAACTCTAGGTTGATAAATTCGCTCTCTTGGATGTTAAGATCTCCAACAATCTCTACATCTGTATCAGACAAGATTTGATCTAGCGCTTCTTGTTGAATGGTATCGTACTCTTCAACTTCGTAGTCAAATCTTTCTTCCCATCCCCAGGTTAGCGCACTGTTCCCAAATACAACTGCAGACTTAATCCATGTTTCAAGCTTAGTCCAGCCATTAGGATTAGAATTGAATAGGCAGTAGTTCACTACATCCGATGCAACCTGGGAGGCCTTTATAGAGGCCACTTCGTTGCTATACGGTGTGAATAATGCTAACTTATTGTTATCAAGTAGTAACTTAGTTAACAGCGCGGTGTAACCCTCTGCAATCTCTGCAGAATCTGAAGAAACAATCTTAGACACGCCTTGGGGAGATAAGTCTCCTTTAGCTTCTAAACTCATTTCATAAATTGAATTCTCTCTTCTCTTTGCAGCATCTGAAGACCCTGTATAACCACCTGTGGTATTACGGATATTTCTGTCAATCGAATCGATCAACATGTCATCATCTACTTTCTCTATCTTATGTTTGCTCATTCGCTCTCTCGCTTATAACCACTTAGTATCTGGGGCTTGGTACTGAGAATTAATCTCTCCCCAACTAAAGGTTTGGTTAGTTAATGAATGACCATGTGTACGATAAGCCTCACAAGTAATTGCTAAACTCATCACCATGTCATCATGATGTCCTACTGAGGCCTCTGCTTTTCCACTTGGAGTAATAATGAAGTTTCTTAATTCTTCTATTATCAAACTACTAGGAATCGCTATATCCTCATCCTCAATCATTCTTCTTAAATTAGAAATAATTGGGGCTCTTGTTGCTGTTGTTGTCTTAAAACCTAAATGGTTAATACTATCTGAGGCTGTGTTAGCAGTCTTTCTTTGCTGATACAGATTTGGATAATTCATGCCAAATAGTTGCTGTACTGTTGCAATGCCAATTGAGTTTGCCTCTGGGCAAATCAATCCGTTGTTATACCATCTACCTAAGTAAAACAAAATCTTTCCAAATCTAACAGGGTCAGTAATATTGCTTCTGTAAATAGCCACAACCTCCCTTTCCGAGTTCATTACTGTTGCTACCGAGTAATCGCCCTTTACACCTAAAGCGACATCTGCCCCGATTAAATACTTTGAGTTCTTTTGCGGAGCCTGCCAAATGGATAAACTTCCTTCATTAGACTCGTCAAACGCAGAATAGTCGTCATTATATTCTCTTATGCTCTCTGGGGTTATGGTAATGTACTTGTCCAAAGTTTCTTTACTGAATACAGAACTACCACTTTGTAAGAAGCTTTCTTCAGCTGTAAAAGGATACTCCTGCTTAAACATCGCTGTGGATGTCTCTGCAACCTTAATCCTTCTCCAAAAGATCTGCTCGTTATCTAGTGCCCATCTTTCCTTTAACCTGCCCTCATCGGGAGTTAATTCGATATTATCGGGACACTTAAGCCTATACTCATCTTGTAGATGCCAAGGCACAAACAAAGGCGTAAAGTTACCTTCCCCTTTCTCTGCCTTATTCCACAAATCATAATAAACACCTTGAGCACCGTTAGATGTACTATTAATGATAATAATACTACCTTTAGTGAGCGCTACAGACTGGAATAGTCCAGCCATAACCTTATCAGCATTCTGGAAGAAAGCAGTTTCATCACAAAGTAACGCAGTATTAGTAGTGCCTCGTCCTGGGTTATCTGCTCCAGCTGTGAACAATCTAAATTTGGAATCGTTCTCCTTGAAGACCATTTCCCTCTTATTCGATACCCCTAACTCTGGCCTAACATTCTCAGGAAGATTCTCCCAGAATGTCTTACTCATACTAAAGATACTCTCAGTCGTAGGCTTATCTAACGAAATAATTACAGCTCTCGTATTCTTAAAAAAGAGAGTTCTATGAAAGATCAAAGCACTTGATATAGTTGAGAACCCTGCCTGTCTGTACTTACTGATGATCATTCGGACATATCCGATTTCTTTCATCTGCTTAATATACTCATCAACAACAACCTCTTGAGCCTTGTTAACTGTCAGATGGATAAGACCTTTGTCAGCATCCTTAGGATAGATCATTAAAGCTTCTTCAATAAAAGCCCTTGGTTCTCTCTTCCATCTTTTCCACACCTTACGCTTCTCTAATTCAGCCAATAACTGAGCAGCTTCTTTATTAGGATTCATTATTTCTTGTTCTTAGAGCCTTTATGTCTTCCAGGGCCCCTCTTCTTTGTACTCTTCTTTGTAGTGTCTTTCTTAAACAATGCAATGATATCTTTCATCAAATCAATCAGCTTTTGCATCTTGAACCTCCTTAGTCGTTAACAATCTTAAACAGTCTTTCCTTAATTTCTTTATTCGATAAATCCTCTACATCGTTCTTATTCACTTCCTTAGCATCCTTAGTTGCTTCAGTGTACTTATTAATCTCTTTAATACATTCCAGAGCCATCTTATCGCCAGTGGGCGTATTCTGCGCCATATTCCTTTCCATTAACATCATAAGCCTAACAGATGCTGGGATATTACCATCTATCAGCACCATATCCTTCATAGCCTCTTCAATTGAAGGGATGCTTACATGTTTGTTTTTACTTCCCTTCTTTCCCTTTCCTGTAGGATTTCCAGAGACCCCTGGCTTGAACCTATAAGCTTTCCCAGCCTCTTTCAGTCTTTCTCCACCATCCTTTCTAGCTTTAATCTTAGCCTCTAACGTAGCCTTCTTTCTTGGCATATAAATCTCCTTGTTTTGTCATATTTGAAATCTTATCTGTACATCGTCTATGGGTCATATTTGAAATCTTATCTGTACATCGTCTATGGGTATTATATATTACAACCACCCCCCGATATACTTTGACACCCCCTTAACTCTCTAGGGCTTCTGTGTACACGGCGAGCAAGCTCTTGTGTCCACTATGTGAATCATTCTCGATTCATTTATAACAACATAGGAGTAATAACATGGATATCAATTCAACAATCGTTCACGTAGGTGGACTTAAGTATCATATCGAGCCTACTAGAGGCAACCTAGCACAACAGGCTATCGGCAAGATAATCAGAAAGCGTAAGCAATCTGGGTCTATCGAGGTAGACTTGAATGTAAGTAAGCATCGTAAGTTAATGCGAGCTTTAGTAGAGCACGTTCAGCTGTCTAAGTGGTGGTCTAGGCTGGACACAGGTGTGTACATGCTAGAATCAGATAGGTTCGGCTTTGTTATCTCTTGGGATGACAGTAATGTCCACCTTGAAATAGCAAGCGATTAGAGGCGTTATAAGCCTTGACCCTACCTTAGGTATCACTGAGGTAGTAATCGTGCCTTTAAGACACAATTACGGAGCTTAGAGGGTGCAATACTGTCCTCTATAAGGACACAATAGGAATTTATAGCAGGATAGTCGTTCCTACACTGTCCTTACATGGTACTTGAGTGTTTCTATGGGGTATTAGTGTATGTGCAACACATTTGCAACACATTTGATGACATCATTGAACACATTTGCAACACATTTGATGGCATCTATGTGCCACACATTTGATAGCATCATTGAACACATTTGATGGCATCTATGTACTACATCTACGTGGCATCATTGAACACATTTGATGGCATCATTGAACACATTTGATATGACACTATGCATCATCAATGTTCATTACTGAGCCATTACCAAGTACAGTTACGATTACCTAAACAAGACTCGAATCAGAAAGCATATCAGTAACTAAGTAGACTGTATTGAATCTTCACAGACTCTATACTTTCCCTCTATCGTTTCACTTAACTCATTACTGAGTCTTATGTGGGTCGTAATCGAAATCTACTTAGTTACTGTTATCCTCTCCAAGAATCATCCATGTACATCTATGGTTCATCTATGTGTCTTAATGCGGGCATTAGAGACTCGAAGCTGTGCCCATCTCAGCTCGTCATTGTCCAATATAATCAGAGAGGGTAATTCCCTCTATAAGGACACAATAGGAATTTCGTATACTACGTAAGGGATTGCGGAGTTATCCACAACTGTTTAAAACCTGTGGATAACTATACCAATAACACCAATAATAATAACGACCAAGGAGGTCATATGAATGCAATAGAACTTGCAAGAAGTATCCATGAGATACTAGAACAACAACATGAAGTTAAGCCTGATACTTTAAATGAATACAAGGAGTGGAGTGTGTTTATGGATGGGCTTCAGTTAACCTTTATGTCTATGGGCATAAGTGCCGAGCTATGGTGGGAGGCATTTGACATAGCGGTTGATGGTGTGATTCCAGAAAGAGACATTGAGAAGGAAAGGTTAGAGATGCATGATTATCTAGAAAACATTGAAGACATACGCTTCGATGATGATATAGATACTGATCAAGCTCTGGTTAAGTACGTGGAATCTAAAGAGAATATAGGCTAATGACAACCTATGTACACGTCATGAGTTAAAGAGCGAACTCATTTGTGTCCATTATGTGAATCTTTAATGTTAATTCTAGTTCGGGAACTGCCTCTGTCACACAAATGACATAGCTACTGATTTATCAGAGCACGCAGACTGTTCCATAGTCCTAAGCAAGACTGAATTGAAAGACATTCCCAAACTGCTTACTTATTTAATAACAGGAGTAATAATATGGAAACAATTGCTATTTGGAACGATGACACATGGTGTTTTAAATGTGAAATCAATGATGTTGATAACAACAATAACGACTATTACATAACATATGTTAACAAAGACATAATGCCATTAGTCGAAGAACAGCTTCAATATGCTGGTAAAGACTTCCATAAGTACAGTAACAATTGTACTTGTTAAACCATACATTGTCCTAGGTAAGACAATACACCACCTAAACTACCTAATTTCTTCTTAATATACATTGTCTAAACCAGTGTGTATTACGAAGCAATCTCGCTTCATCTTTATAACTCGTAATGTGTACCAAGAGAGGACAGCCTCGACAGTGTGTGCATTACTATAATAATTAGGAGACATAATCATGTCAATCAATAAAGTAACAATTGTAGGTAACTTAGGCGCTAATCCAGAAACTAAAACATTTCAAGATGGCGGTTCATTAACCAATGTAAATATCTATACAGATGAGTCTTACAAAGACCAGAATGGTAACAAAGTAGAGTCTAATCAAATACATAGAGTAGTGTTCAGAGGTAAGGTTTCTGATATTGCTGCTAAGTATCTAAAGAAAGGCTCTAAAGTATACATTGAGGGTAAATTAAACCATCGTAGCTTCGTTAACAAAGACAACATTACACAATATGTGACTGAAGTTGTTGTAGCAGGTTACCAAGGTGTTCTTCAAATGCTGGACAAAGCTCCTGCACAACAAGAACAGCCTCAGATTCCACAACACATGATAGATCAACCGTTCTAATCTCAATCAATAGCAGTGTCTATTAAGGATACTGCTAAACCAATTAAAGGAGTAATAATATGTTAATAACAATTCATACAAACAACCATGAAGAATCAATAGAAGTATTTGAATTATGTGCAGTATCTAAACTAGAGGAATACAACTTTAGTCAATTTATTGAAAACGGTATAGAAATAGAAATCACAAACCTTGACCATCGTTTATCGATATCAAAAGTATTGGATTTCGCATCTAAATACATCATTAAGGAGAATGAAAATGAAGAAGCATGAAGTAGAAACAAGAATAGCAATACAAGTAAAGGTAACTAAATGGTTACATAACAATCATGCAGATATGCAGTTGCTAATGTGGGACTTCCAAGAGGAGTTAGAAACCAACTTAGAGTTCCAATACAAACCATCTCAATTCAGATGTTGGATTTGGGATACTATTGTTAAAGAACTGGAGAAATAGCATGGGTTACTTTTCAGATAAACATCTCGAAATGCAAGAGGATAACATCGAAATGGATATAAGCCCTTCTCAAGATGAAATGGAGCAACAGGCGCAACAATTAGAGCCTTCAGAAGAAGCAATATGGAAGTTCTTAGACTGGTTAGATAGTAAATCGACAACAAAGGAGAAATAAACAATGGATCTTACAAACACATATATAACTTTTCATTCAACGATAGTTTTAATCCTAACTGGATTAATCTTATCTTTAAGCATATGGGGTGTGAGATGTTTCAGAATTGGTCTAAACCCAGCTCATAGAAACGTCAAACTCTCTTATTTAACGGTATTAGCTCTAGTTTGGGCTTTTATCATGTTCGTTTTAACAATATAACAAAGGAGTAATAACATGGAAGAATATAACCAAATAGATCAATTAAAAGCAACTATTAAAGAGCTTAAAAGTGAGATAGAGAATGTTAATAACAAATCAATAGAGTTAATCATTCAAGAGATGATTGATGAAACTATCCTGTCTTTAGATTTGCCAGATCAAGGCAGGATTGAATCTATTGTTTATAATGAAATAGAGGATCAACTTGACGATGCCAAAGACGACATTGTAAACAAAACCATTGACAAAATAGTCTCAAGACTAGAGTACTAATGGAAACACAGTTAATAGCACTATTATTAATAGGAGGATCAATCATTTGGTTGGCTTTCTTAATTTACCTTTACATAGAAATAGGAGTAAGAGATGGCAAGAACACTAAGCAAACAACAAAAGCAAATACTTAATAGGTTTCCAGAAGTAGATCATTTTGATAGTCTGCCAACGGATGTAATAGATAGTCTTTATAAGTTAAGAGACTACGAAACCCTTCATTCAGATGCTACTAGATATCTGAATGATCAAAGACTGGCGGTGATGTATGGCAAGTAAAGAACTAATAAATCAGCTACAAAATCAACTAGACAATACATACGGAAAGTTTCAATCTGTAATGCCTAGAGCTCTTAAAGGATATATAGATGAACACATGAGGTTAGATCAAGAACTAATGGAAGATGAAGATGCTATTTTAGATGTTCATAACTTCATTACCCTTAATCTTATTGACTTTTTATGGGACTCCATGGGAGACAACATTGGAGACATTTCAAAGGAAGCTAAGATGGAGTTTAATTTAGGTGATTACAAACCAACACCTGAAGACAAAGAGTTCTCTGAAAAGGAAACTGAACTCAGAGAAAGAGACAATGAAGGTTTATAACAATAAAGGAGAAATAACATGAGAGCAAATATAGATGAAATCCTTAATAAACACCAAGGCTTCTTCGCCTTTAGTAAAGAGCAACTTGAAAGGCAACAGAAGAAAGATGTCAAATACATGTCAATGGGAGGCGGCCTAGTGTTGCCTGAAAAGAATGCAACTCAATTTATAGAAGATGTTGATGAAAGCATCAAAAAGTCTGTTGAACAAGACTTATCAAATAATAGTAAAGAAGCTATCATTTGGCGAGAACTTGCTAACTATGAATCACAGATATCTATGCAGATTGATGACGTAGTTGACGCTTTGGCACATCATGGGATTACATATGATGATATTCAAGCAGAGTACGGAGCTTATATGAAACATTGTAAAAAGCATAACTACTTCTAAGGAGTAATAACATGGGAACACTAACAACAAATACAAGCTTATTCAGGCTTATTGCGCTACGTGCAGCACTAGGGATGGAGGTATTGGGTATGAAACATTCTAAACAAAGCGTTTATGCCCAAGTAAAGAAAGAGTTCGGTTACAAAGGCTCTAAACAATCAGTATTCGACCAATTGGACGAGTATGTTAATCAAGAAAAGGAGAAATAACATGGGTAGATATTATCAAGGAGACATCGAAGGCAAGTTCTGGTTTGGAGTACAGAACAGTAGTGATGCGGAATTCTTTGGAGCTGCCGAAGCAGAACCAAATTATATTGAGTATCACATACCAAGTGACTGTAAAGATGAAGATGTGAAAGAAGGCATTAAAGAGTGCCTCAAAGAGCTTGGAAACTGGAAAGAAAGACTAGACCAATTCTTTAAGCAAACCAGAGGTTATAACGATGACATGATCATCAAATACTGGAAAGAGAAGCATGATGAAGTCATTAACGCAGACGCTATTAGAAGACAACTTGAATGGTATGCAAGACTTAGTTTAGGCAGAAAGATTCAGAAGTTCTTTGAAGATAATCCAGAACGCGATTGCTACTTCACAGCAGAACTATAACAATAAGGAGAAATAACATGGGAAACAGAGCCGTATTATGTTTAAGAGAGCTACCAACACAGAAATTCAGTGAATGTGCGGTTGGTATTTATTTACATTGGAATGGATCACCTGATTCAGTTGAAGGTTACCTTAAGAAAACTAGAAAAGTAATGGAAGGCAGAATGGGAGATGCAGAATACGCCAAGGCAAGGTTGATTGGGGTAATTAACAATGAAATTGAGGGCAATTTGTCCTTGGGTGTAGGAATTGTAGGTCAGATGGACTACAACAACGGCAACAATGGCACATATGTCATTGACTGCTCAACATTAACAATAACAGGAAGGGAATATCATGAATAAATTAGTGCATATGATGCCATATGGCAAGACAGAAGTAACTAGAAGTGAGCAGTTTGTATGGGATTGGCAATATAGGAGGTTAGAAGGTTTTATGGCTAAACTAGCTGACTGTATTTCACATGCCGATTCTGGAAACCAAAGACGATTAGTCAAGGCGTTTCCAGACGAAGCACAAGCAATCATAGACTTTCAATCAAAGGAGGGCTACTGGGAATCAGTAGAAAGAAAGGTAGAAGCCAGAAAGGCTCATAATGAAGCTGTTCGAGAAGCTAAGAAGATGTTGGAGGAGTTATGATGGATATAGTAGAGCTAATAGCAGGAATTGCTGTTCTTTGGATGGCATATCAATTAGTACACATTATTGAATACAACAATAAGGAAATAAACGATGAAAGATAAACATCAACATCTCTCAGCAATGAGAATCAATATCAATAAGGATATAGCGATAAGAAAGCTTACATCATTACTAAGTTGGTCAGACAGGCTTGGAAGTGATGAAAAGCATGAGATATCATTAATAATAAAGGTACTACAGGAGAAATAACATGAATGAAGATAATGCAAAGATAGCTTGGAGGTATATGACACTTCTTAAAGCTTCACAAGAAGGGAATAGTCAAACTAGAAACTTAACTGGAACTGAATTCCAAATCTTAGCCTACATTGGCTGGAGAGGAGATAAGGCATATGTTAGTGAGATAGTTGAACATCCTATGTTTAGATATCAATCGTTATCTACAATCAAGCGAGGAATAGTAAACATGAAGGCTTTAGGGTTGATTGAAGCTAAGTCAGCAACAAAAGACTCAAGGATTATGTACTTAAAACTAAAGGAGGAAACATGAAAGAATATGGAGTAGCGGTAGACTTTAGCAGCATCATGATTTATGTTGAAGCAGAAACTGAATCTGAAGCAGTAGGAAGAGCCCAACAACAATACCAACAAGATCCAAGTAAATACCTAAAGGAAACTGAGGTTATTGCAATTGGAGATTATGTGGAGATGATAGATGACTAATCAACAAGAGTTAATAAGCCTAGCAAGGGACTTCTTAGATGCAAGTGACCTAAGAGATGTAGCTAATGCCTGCGAAGACTACGATGATGCATTTGAAATAGAATGTAGCCAAAGAGACATCGGAGGAAGCATGGCGTATTTAATAATGAAGGAGAGAAATGATGAAGAAGATGTACGAGGTTAGATATGAAATCCAATTACATGATTGGGTAGGAGTAGAAGCATCAAGTTTAGACGAAGCTAAACAACTAGTAGAGGACTGGGTATCAAAGGTTGATATTCATTCCCTGCCAAAGCATGTCTTTCAAGATGCTAATGCAAAGATAGAGGATTGGACTGAATCAAATCACGCCATAAGAGATGAGTTTGATGCGATGACGTTCGTAAACTAAACAACAATTAATTCCATATGTACACGGCCTCGTTCCTCGTTGTGTCCATTATGTGAATTCAATTGAAACAAAGGAGTAATAACATGAAACTAGAAAGAAGCGGTTTGTTCGCCACAAGAGACACAGTAGAAGAAGCAATGCAATATGTAGATATGGTAATTAGAGCTATGCCAGAAGAAGAACGCCTACCAGCAACTACTGCTGCATATGTGCTTTACAACTCTGTAATCAAGCATTATGAAGATAACTTTGTTTGTCTAAATAGACATTACAGCAATGAAAAGGAGGAAGTATGAATATATATACAGTAGAAGTAGATGTAAGCAATGTTTACAGGACAGAAATAGAAGCCTCAGATGAAGACCAAGCTAAGGAAATAGCGTTGCGTCAAGCATACGAAGATACTTGGTCTTGTCGAGCTACTCACGGTGGAAGCGAGATATATACAGTAGAGGAAATTGAGCATGAAATATAAAGTAGAAGCACTATATGTAGCACCCACTTGGTTTGAGATTGACTTTGACCTGAGAAATGTAACGAGTTGGTACATTAAATATGATGTACTTCATGTAATACACAACAAAGGTGAAGACTGGAAATCTTACCAATCTTCAGCTGCAGGTGAATGTGATTATAGCTCACCTGAGCGGCAGTATATAACCGAGTTAGATGAAGATGGTGATGAACTTGACTGGGAGGTATTAATCTAATGAAAGTAATTAAAAGAAAGGAGAACGAAGATGAATGAATATAACTATATAGTGTGGGTAGGTGGCTCAGTAATAGGAGAGTATGAATCATTAAACGAAGCACAAGAGGTGGCTGATGATTGGATACTTGATGGGTATGAGGATACAAGGATA